CCAGATTGTGCGGATGAACTTCATTGTCACCAGTACCGGCAACATCACGCTTAAGATCGATCCGGGCGTGGTGGTGGCGACGCGTGACTATGTCGATCAAAAGGTATTGGAGGAGCTGGGCAAGCAGGACTTTAAACACTCGGTACTGGTGGCGACCTCCGGCAATGTGGTGTTGAGCGGCCTTCAGACCATTGACGGCGTGGCCTTGGTCGCAGGCGCGCGGGTGTTGGTGAAGAATCAGCCCGTGCCCAAGGACAACGGCCTGTACAGCGTGTCGGCGGCGGGTGTGTGGACGCGTAGCGCGGATGCCGATAGCAGTCTGGAAGTTACGCCCGGGCTGTTTGTGCATGTCGAGCGCGGCACCACCAACGGCGACAGCATTTGGCAACTGGTGACGGATGCGCCGATTGTCCTGGGCGTGACGGATCTGTTGTTTGAAATGGCGGCCGGGCGCACCGGTGTCAATGCCGGCACGTACCGCAGTGTGACCGTGGACAAATACGGTCGTGTGGTGGGCGGGACCAACCCGACCACGCTGGCCGGTTATGCGATCACGGACGCTTTCACCAAAACCGAAACAATCGACTTGATTAACGGCGCGGGCCAAATCCCGTTAGTGGAGGTCAACACCTCAAGGCCCTTGGTGGCGAACGAGTTGGGGCTTGTCTTGATTGATGCCAGCGCAGGGGCGTTGACGGTTGAGCTGCCCGACGCCAACTCGGCGCTGGGTGTTCGTGGTGTGGTGGTGCGGCGCGTCGACAACACCAGCAACCGGTTGATGATCAAGGCCGCCGGTAGCAATAAAATTAAGTTCCACACGCACTTGCGGGCCGAGGGTTATCAGTTTTTTGTCCTGATGGGGGCCGGGGATTATTGGCATTTGCGCAGTGATGGCAAGGGCAACTGGATACTGATTGCGCGCTTAGACGGTACGGCACTCGGTCGGCCCGTGTTTGAAACGACCACCGTATTGAATCCGGGTGGTCACGCTCCGTTGGGCAATGGCGTCTTGGTTCGTGCCGACTGGCCATGGTTGTGGGACCACGCTCAGCAGTCGGGAATGCTGACTACGGAAGCCGCTCGTGGGGGTATGGAGGGCGGTTGGACCTCGGGCGATGGCGCGACCACGTTCCGCTGTCCAGATGTGCGCGGTAAATTCTTCCGAAACCTTGACGAGTCTGCCGGGATCGATCCGGGCCGTGTGGCGGGCAGCTATCGGCTCGATGATTTCAAGAGTCACGCCCACTATTCAGCTTCCACAGGCTACGGCACGCAGGCGATGGGCGGCGGGAGCATCACCTATGCCACCCCGACTAGTGGCAGCACTGGCGCCGCTGGCGGCGCTGAGACGGTCCCGAAACACATCGCCTATCCGGGCCGAATTAAAGTGATCTGAGGTTCTAATGAATATCTATTTGTTCGACCCGCTCGGCATCCTGGCCGGGCCGTTTGAGTTGTCAGCGTTTCCAGAGGTCCCGGGATTTGGCCAGTATCTGCCGGGCAATGCCGTCCAGCTGGAAAAGCCTCTGAGCCAAGCCGAGGCTGGCCACGTATGGGCGCTGGTCGAGGGGAAGCCGCAACTATTGGCCGACTATCGCGGCATGGTTTACCACACGGACACCGGCGCCGAGGAAGAGCATTTCGAGCTTGGCGATCTGCCTGAAGGACTGACCGCCAAGCGCCGGCCAGGTCAGTTCTATGTGTGGGCTGGTGGGGATTGGGTTCTGGATGAGGCGGCGCAGATTGCAGCGGCGCAAGCGGGCGAGCGAGCATGGCGCAATGTACAGGTTGCCGCGACTGACTATCTGGTAATGCCGGATTATCCGATCACCGCTGAGCAGCGATCCGAGCTTTATGCCTACCGCCAGGCGTTGCGCGATTGGCCGGATGTGACGCTGTTCCCTGATCAGTCAGGCCGCCCCCAGCCCCCGGCATGGATTGCCAGCTTGGCCCAATAACGCCCCGCACTGACGGGGCGTTTTCTTTTCCGTTACGCGTAACACAAACACCCTCACAGCCTCGCTTATGCGGGGCTTTTTCGTTTCTGGAGATTGACCCTTATGAGTGGTTTTTTTCACGGCGTCACGACCACGCTGATTGATACCGGTGTGCGCACTATCTCGCTGCCGTCGTCCGCGATCATCGGTCTGTGCGACACCTTTACCCCGGGCATCCTCGGCGGTGGTACAGCCAAGGCCGGCGAGCTGAAGTTGATCACCTCCGAGCGCGAAGCCATCGCGGCATTCGGCGCGGGCTCGGCCATCGCCAAGGCGGCGGCTGCAATCTACGTGCGTGCCAAGGCGGTGATCGTCGCTGTCGGCGTGCCCAAGCTCGAGGACGCCGCGCTGCAAACGTCCGCCATCATTGGTGGCGTTCTTGCCGATGGTCAGCGTACCGGCCTTCAGGCGCTGCTGGACGGCAAGAGCAAGCACAACGCCCAGCCCAAACTGTTGATTGCCCCGGGGCATTCGGCGAAGCAGGCCGTGGCCACTGCCATGGACGCGCTGGCCGGCAAGTTGCGCGCGATGGCGATCATCGACGGGCCGAATACCACCGATGAGGCCGCCATGGCCTATGCCTTGAACTTCGGCAGCAAGCGGCTGTTTCTGGTCGATCCGGGGGTGCAGTTTTGGGACACGATCGAGAGCGCGACGATCGACGCGCCGGGCTCGGCGTGGACGGCGGGTCTGTTTGCCTGGACGGATGCGACTTACGGCTATTGGGCGTCGCCGTCGAACAAGGAGTTTGTCGGCATCACCGGCACGAGTCGCCCGGTCGAGTACCTGGACGGCGACGCCACCTGCCGAGCCAACCTGCTCAACAACGCCAATATCACCACGATCATTCGCGACGGCGGTTTCCGTCTGTGGGGCAACCGCACGCTGTCCAGCGATCCGAAATGGGCCTTCGTCACCCGTGTGCGCACCTGCGACATCCTCATGGATGCGATTCAGGCGGGCCACAAGTGGGCAGTCGACCGCTCGATCACCAAGACCTACGTCAAGGACGTGACCGAGGGTCTACAGGCGTTCATGCGCGACCAGAAGAACGCCGGCGCGGTCATCAACTTCGAAGTCTACCCAGACACCGAACGGAACACGGCCAGCCAGATCGAGCAGGGCAAGGTGTATTGGCGTATTCGCTTCACCGACGTGCCGCCGGCCGAAAACCCGAATTTCCTGATCGAAGTCACCAACGAGTGGCTGACCGAAGTGCTTGAAGCCTAAGGGGGCTAACCGATGATTCCTCAAGTTCTTAAGAACATGAACCTGTTTGTGGACGGCGTCAGTTTCTCCGGCGACGTGCCGACCCTGTCGCTGCCCAAGCTGACCCAAAAAGTCGAGGACTATCAGGGCGGCGGCATGTTCGCCCCGATCGAATTCGCCGTGGGAATGGAAAAGCTGGAGTCGGCGTTTACCACCAACGGCGTGCGCCGCGAGTCGCTGAAGTTCTTCGGTCTGGCTGACCAGACGGCGACCAGTCTGGTATTCCGTGGCGCCTTTGCAGACCTCAAGGGCCGCGTGGTGCCGGTGATTGTCACCCTGCGCGGTGGCGTGAAAGAGGTGGACATGGGCGACTGGAAGCCAGCCACCGTCGCGGAGATCAAGCATGGCGTAAAGATCACCTACTACAAGCTCGAAGTCGATGGCCGCCTGACGTACGAGATCGATCCGCTCAACATGATCATGGTTGTCGATGGCGTTGACCAATTGGCTGCTGAACGTTCGGCCCTCGGCCTGTAAGGACTTAGAAAATGACTCAAGCAAGTGCAAACAAAGTGGTGCCGTCGTGGCTGAAAGTGAGCGATGACAGCGTGATCGTCACCATGAAAGGCGCCGTCAATATCGGCGGGCTTCTGGTGGACAAGCTGACCATGCGCGCGCCGACGGTGCGCGATCAGCGCGCCGCCACTGCGACCGCAAACAACGATTACGAACAGATCGAAATCAACATGCTGTGCAGCCTGTTGACGGCGACCGAGGCGGAGATTGCGGCCCTCAGTGTGCGCAACTACAACCGCTTGCAGGCGGGTTATTTTCGCCTGGTCGAAGAGGACGAACTTTAACGCCGAAACCCAAAGGATCGCGGCCAAGCGCTTGGCGAGAGAGACTGGTTTCTCTGCCGCCGAGATTGAGGCCATGACCTTTGACCGGATGCTGTGGTGGCTCACGGATTGAGCCGCTTTCGACTCGACGACGAATAGGGCACGCACATGAGCAATAAACTCGCGCTCGGCTTGGTCATTGGCGGCGCCGTCAGCTCCACGGTGGGGGCGGCGTTCAAGGACGTCACCAGTCGCATCAAGAAGCTGGAGGACACCGGGAAAAAAGCCCGGGTGCTGGAAAAGACCATTGGCGACACTATGCGCCTGCGCGACGAATGGCTTAAGGCGCACAGGGCGGGTGAGAAGGGCGCCGATGCGCTGCGCAAGAAGCTGGAAAACAACCTTGCGGCCCTGAAGAAACAGGGTGTCGAGGTTCGCAATCTGGGCAAGGCTTACACCCAGATGGGGAAAGCGGCGCGGGCCGCCGAGCTGAAGGCCAAGGGGCATATGCAGCTCGATGCCGGCAAGCAGCAGATGAAAAGCAGCATCGGGCAAGCCACGGCGGCCTCGGCCGCGATGATCATTCCGGCGAAGATCAGCGCGGACTATGGCGCGATCATTCGTGACATTGCGATCAAGGCCAACATCGCCAACACGCCCGAAGAGGCGACGCTGTCCAAGACCGTGATCGGCACGTCACGCGACACCGGCATGGCGCGCAATCAGGTGGCCGAAGTGGTCAACGCCCTGGTGGGCGCCGGCATGGAGCTGGACAAGGCCCTGGCGTATGCCCCGACGGCGGCCAAGTTCGCCGTGGGCCAAGGCTCGGATGGCGGCGAAACCGCACGCATGATCAATGCCCTGGGGCAGAACGCCAAGATCACCGACCCCGAGATGATGCAAAAGGCGCTGGAGGCGATCGCCTACCAAGGGCAGGCGGGCAGCTTTGAGGCGGCCGACATGGCACGATGGTTCCCTGAATTGCTGGCGGGCATGGGCAAGCTGGGCATTACCGGGATGGACTCGGTGACGCAACTGGGCTCGATGCTTCAGGTGCAGATGAAGACGGCCGGCGGTTCGGACGAAGCGGCCAACAACCTCAAGAACTGGATGGAGAAAATCGGCTCCGGTGACACCGTCGAGGCGTACAAGAAGGCCGGAATCGACTATCAGGGGTCGATGAACACCGGCATGCAGAATGGCAAGTCCACCTTGGAATCCAGCTTTGCGCTGGCCCAAAAGTACATCGAGGCGACCGACCCGAAGAAGGCCGCCGAAATGGCGAAAGCCACGGCCGCGATCAGTAAGGAGTCTGATCCCGAGAAAGCCAAGGCCATGATCGCCGCCCTTGAATCGGCGCTGCGTACTGGCGACCTGTTCGCTGACATGCAGGTCAAGGGCGCCTTGACCGCGTACATGCAGAACAAGGATCTGTACGACAAGCTGAAAAAGGAGTCGGCCAGCGCGACCGGGATTCTGGACAAGAACCTGGCTGAGCGTCGGGAGTCCTCGGCGCAGAAACAGGCCGAGATGGTGCAAGGGCTCGATGAGTCCATGCGTGCCATTGGCGATGCCATGCGGCCGGTGACGGATGCGGTGGTGGGCGGCATCACGTCCGTGGCTGGCGGGCTGACCAAGCTGGCGGACGAATCGCCCCGGCTGGTGACGGGCATCGGTCTGGCCACTGCCGGCTTGATCGGTCTGTCGGCGGCGGTGAGCAGCTTCAAGATGGCCAAGGGGTTGATGAACATCGGCCGTGGCTCGCTGATGGGCAATCCGAACATTCCGCAAAAAGTGATCGTGACCAACCTGCCGGCCGGTGGTGGCGTCGGTGATGGGCTGGACGTCGACGACGTGGATGCCGGCGACGACAAGAAGGGCAGGAAAGGCAAGGGTAGCGGCAAGGGAGGCCGGGGGAGCGGCATGGGTCGCGGTGTCGGCAACGTCGTGAAGGGGGCGGCGGTGCTCGCTGTCGCTGACGCCGGGTTCAAGGCCTATGACACCTACCAGAACGCCGAGACGCAGGACGAGAAGGCCGTGGGTTACGGCGCGGCCGCCGGTGGTTTGGCCGGGTCGCTCTCCGGTGCAGCGGCGGGTGCGGCCCTCGGTACGCTGATCCTGCCGGTGATCGGTACGGCGATCGGCGGGCTGATCGGGGGTGTGATCGGCAACATGGGCGGCGACGCCCTGGGCGGCTACGTGGGCAAAGCGCTGTTCGGCGCGAACGAGGCCACGAAGAAGATGCCCGACGCCGGTCCGCTGATGATGACCAGCGCCGGCAAGGACATTGCGCCGGTGATGGGCGACATCGCCAAATCGTTCACCAAGCCGCCGGGGTCGGCACCGCTGATGATGGCGCCGCCGGGTCAGTCGCCAGCACCGGCCGCGTCGGCGCAGATTGGCGATGCCGGGCGATCGATGATGCTGCCGGAGGCCAGTGCCGACGCCAAGGCCGGGCCGTTGGCCAAGCCAGCGCCGACCGCTACGCCGCCGGCCAACATCGAAGCTAGGGTGGACATTCAGGCGCCGTTTTCGTTGACCGTGCAGGGCGACGTGCAGGACGCCAATGCGCTCTACAACAGGCTCAAACCGATGCTCGATCAGCACTACCGCGATCTGGCCAAGGCGCAGGAAAGCCGCAAGTTGTTTGATGCGCCGCACGTTTAATCAGGGGGATTCATGGAAGCATTGGGGCAGTTGCAATCGGGGATGAAGTACTTGGCCACGGCCGGTGAGACGGGCCGGCGCAGCCTTGACGGGATGATGGCGCCGGTGAATGGCGCGATCGGAGAAATCACCGGCGCCGCGTCCGAGCTGGAGGGGTTGCCCTTTGTCGGGCCGGCGATCGGGGCCAAGCTTCAGCGCGTCATGCGTGGGGTCAATGCGGCACAGGCGCAGGTCGGGCGGGTGGTGGCTATGTACGGCACGGCCACCCGCGCGGCCGCACAGATTGACGAGCGTCTGGGGGTGTTGAAGGAACAGGCCGGCCGGGCTGCCACGGCCATCAACAAGATTGCCGGCAAGGCCAGCCCGGCGCTGGCCAACATCGTGCCCACCGGGGCCTTTGCCACGGATCAGACGCCGGCGCCGGAAGCGGTGAAGCCGTTCCCGCACCTGCTGATCATCCAGCCGCAAGACCCGAAGGCGCCGCAGTACACCTTCAACCTGGACACGGCCGCCTTTGACGAACTGCGCCGGTCAACCGAATTCCGTTGGGCTTCGCAGGAGCGCCTGTCGCGGCGTCCGGCGCAGCAGGCGGTGGGCATCGGCGACGAGAAGATCACCCTCAAGGGGGCGATCTTCCCGGGCTTCAAGGGCGGGCTAAAGCAGCTCGACACGCTGCGCGCACTCGGCGCCCAGCTCCAGCCGCTGACCCTGACCACGGGGTATGGCGACGTGCTGGGAACGTGGTGCCTGAAGAGCGTGGACGAGGAACAGAGTTCGCTGATGGCCGGCGGCATTCCGCGCAAGCAGGCCTTTACCTTGGAGTTTGTACGCTATGGCGACGACATGCAGAACGTCTGATGGGGATCTGCTGGATACCATCTGTCACAACTTTTACGGGCACCTGAATGGCTGCGTCGAGGCGGTGCTGGATGCCAATCAGGGGCTGGCGGACGAGGAACAGCCCTACCGTGCCGGTGTGGTGATCGTCCTGCCGGATCTGGCGCACCCGGTGGCCGAGGCGATTACCTTGTGGGACTGATCCCGTCCGACGGCGGCGCCGGCGACTTCTCGCGTTACGCGTAACGCTCCGCTTACTTGGCCCGCCCTGCGCGGGCTTTCTTTTGGAAAAATCCATGACCCCCCGATTCCGTATTGTTGCCGACGGCAACGACATCACTGCGCTGTTGAATGACCGGCTGATTCAGTTGAGTGTCACCGACAAGACCGGCATGGAGTCCGACGAATTCGAACTGCGCATTGACGATCGCGACGGGCTGGTGACGTTGCCGCGCAAGGGCGTGGGGATTGAGGTCTATCTGGGCTACCTTGAGACGTCGCTGGTGCGGCTGGGCCGCTACGTGGTCGACGAAGTCACGGTGTCCGGCCCGCCGGATACCATCGTGATCAAGGGCAAGGCCAGCGACATGCGCGGTAGTGGCAAGACCACCCGTAGCGGGAGCTGGGAAGACGTGCGGCTGTCGAAGATTGTGGCCGACGTCGCTGCGCGCAATGGCTGGGCGCCAGTGTGCCCGGTCAGCACGAAGGTGGCGCGGGCCGATCAGCTCAATGAATCCGACTTCAATTTCATCACGCGCCTGGCTAAGCAGTACGACTGTACGGCGAAAGTCGCCGACGGCAAGTTGTTGGTGATGCCGCGTCAGGACGGGCAGAGCGCAAGCGGCAAGGCCTTCGCACCGATCGTTATCACGCGCCGCGACGTCAGCCGCTGGCAGTTCCACCTGGGCGATCGCGACTCGCACAAGGCGGTCGGGGCCAAGCATCAGGACAAGAAGACCGGCAAGCTCGCCGTGGTGTCGCTGGAGAACGACGACGCTCCGGCCGGCCTGCCGGCGGTGCATACCGATCGGCACATTCACCCGAACAAGACGGCGGCCGAAGCAGCGGCCAAGGCACGCTTGGCGGCGTTCAACCGTTCCACCGCCGGCGTGCGCTTGGAAATGCCCGGCCGTACAGACCTGTTTGCCGAGCGGCCAATCATTGCCCAGGGCTTCAAGGTCGGACTCGATGGCGACTATCTGGCCGAATCGGTGGAGCAGACCTACACCCAAGCCGGCTGGTCGACCACCGTTGAATGCAACGGCGGCAAGAACGGCAAGGCCAACGCCAAGGGTAAGAAGAGGAAAAAGGAGGCCAAGCCGGTCAAGGTCGTCAGCCTCAAATAGCGCTTCTGCGCATCCATCCGCCGCCTTGTGCGGCTTTTTCATGTCTGGAGTTTGTATGTCACTCACTCAGCAGCAGTTGCTGCAAATCCTTCCGAAGGCCGGCGCCAAAGCCGGCGTTTTTGTACCTGTCCTAAATACGGCCATGCAGCGCTACCAGATCGTCGGTAGCAAGCGCATCGCCGCATTCATTGCCCAGATCGGCCACGAGTCTGGTCAACTGCGCAACGTTCGCGAAATCTGGGGACCAACTCCAGCCCAGTCTGGTTACGAAGGTCGGAAAGACTTGGGCAACACCAAGCCCGGTGACGGCTCAAAATACCGAGGGCGTGGTCTGATTCAGGTTACTGGTCGGGCGAATTACGCGGCATGCGGTGAGGCGCTGGGTTTGGACTTGATTGCGCAACCTGAACTGCTGGAAATGCCAGAGCACGCCGCGATGTCCGCGGCGTGGTTCTGGAAGCAGAACGGAGTGAACGACTTAGCCGACCGGGACCAATTCAACAGCATCACCCGACGTATCAACGGCGGATTGAACGGTTTGCAGGATCGGCTGGAAATCTGGTCGCGGGCGCGGGCGGTGCTGTTGTGACTGCGGTCCCGTGGAAGGCGGTCGGCGCGCTGGTGCTGGTTCTGATTGGAGCCGGCAGTACTTGGCAGTTACAAGACTGGCGCTACGGGAAGCAACTGGCCGAGCAGGCGCGGTTGCAAGCCGAAACCCTCAATCAACTGACCCTGATGGCCGCCACCGCGCAGCAGGCCGAGCAGGACAAGCGTCTGGCTCTCGAGCAGCGCCTGTCGGTCAGCGAACAAACCCACTCCAGGAAATTGAGCGATGCACAAAAAGACCAGAACCGCCTGCGCGATCGTCTTGCCACTTCTGATCTGCGGCTGTCAGTCCTCCTCGACGCGGATTCAGCCGCTGGCTGTGACGTGCCAAAAGCCACCGGCGCCAGCGGCGTGGATCATGCAACCGTACGAGCCCAACTTGACCCAGCGCATGCTCAAAGAATTATCGCCATCACCGATGAAGGCGACCGGGGAATGATTGCCCTGGCTGCGTGCCAAGCGTATGTGAGGGGGGTATCACACTGAGGTTGAATGACTGTAATTTTCGGCGCGGGGCCAGGTACTGGCAAATGTCGCCCCATTCAAAATGGTCGGTTGCTATCCCGCGCCGCGCTTACTTGGCGTCAGGACACTCATCGGCCCATCGCGTAACCGCCATGTCATTGAATTGCTCCCCAATGGTGTCGACGCGCAGGCAAGCGCCGTTCTTTGAGTAGAACAAGATGCAACGCGAGCTATCAAAAGAGCAGACATCGACTTCGAAGAATTTGCGTGCAGACAGCTCCCGCTCTACGCCACTATATTCATAGCCATCGGTGGTATGCATCCGCGTCGGCGTCCATCCTTGTTTGACGAGCTTGGCCCTGGCCGTGACCAGGGGCTCACCGACGGCGATGCCTGCTGGCCCGCGCCTGTCGTTTGTCGTCTGCGAGTCATCCGCAAACGCTACGCTGGTGCCAATGCAATAAAGTGCGACGAGCGCGGGGATCGAAGCCTTCATTTGACAATCCCTCCAGCCGATTTGTAGCTCGCCAAAAACTCTGAATACACAGACTCCACCCTTAGCAAGGCCCGAAAGTGGCGGACTGATATTGATGCCCCTAATCTGTCTCGGGACACTTGAAACCCCAGCCATCAATTATCATGTCTTTTACTTCTTCACCAGTAGTGCTGACGACTAGACAAACTTTGTTTTTTTTGTAATTGAACTCGCAGTATTGAACTCCCTCGGTGCATCTTTCGACTTCACTAACACCCATATTTCTAAGTGTTTTCATAGCTCCGCCAGGCTCCATTTCATTTGTTAAATTTGGTTTCCAGCCATGTTTAATCAATGCTTTTCGTGCACTTAAAAATGACATTCCTTTTTTAATTGGCACATCTGTTGCGTTCGCAAAAAAGCTAACGCAACAAAGCAGAATGCAAGCAATCGAGTGTAGTTTCAT